TCTGGGCGACCCTTTCGGAATCGAATAAGGTTTCCGTCTACCCATCCGCCTTTGGCGGCTAAGTCGGTTTCTTCTTTATTGATTCCCGGCTGAAAATCTATCCTTGATAATGGCATTTGGCATTAGGCCAACCGAATGATTGCGCCAGTCGCTGTTGGGCTTGGAAAAACAACAGTGAAGTTGCCAGCAGTAGATGTCTTATCACCACCAAAGTCGATGATAGCAACCGCCTTGTCGCTGTTTGTGTCGTTATAGATCATGCAGCCTCTCGCAGTGACTGTTGCTGTTCCAAAAGTCAGGTCTGCAAAATCGCATACAGCAGTCGTGCCGCTAAGGACAGGCGTCACGTTGGTTAGTGCGCTGCCACCACTGGTGTAGTTTGTGCCGCTGGCTTGACCTGTTGTAGTGAAGGCCGTAGTAGCCGCGCCCAATGTTGCGCTAGACGTGTAAAGCGCAAGCTTAAAGCTGTTGCCGCTTGTCGCTGTAAAGTTGTGAGTGCCAACAAGCACTTCCTGCTTGAATGACGAACAAATTGCAGATGTGATAGCCATGTCAAAGCTCCTTTATGATGTTAGCCATGTCCTCATGGCCCTGAGCACTAAGCTTACCCCTAATTGTGACACGATCCGAGGTAATTGCATTACGAATTCCGCTCAATATTACGTCATAAATATACTTTCTGAAAGCTAACGCTTGCTGCCTGACGTGCGGCTCCGCGTTCTCTGACACAGATACAATCTTGTTTGTGATCTGCTCCGCCCAAAACTCAGGAGGGTGGCCTTCATTGTCAGTGGTAAAAACCATGACGTTGCCAAGCTCAATATTTCCTTGTTCACCCATGACTATCCCTTATACGGCTCTGGTGAGCGTGGCAGCTCAATGGTTTCTAGGTTGTGCTTCTTAACCATGCTGGCAAGCTCGGATCGATTGCACACAACCCACTCACCCTGCGGGTCTGGCATAGCAATCTTTGGGTTAGCCAGCCTGTGGAAGCCATACAGCCTCTCTTCAAGATCGACGTTTTGATCCAGCAATGAAGACCTTGGGCTAACGCCTACCTTGACGCCTATAGAAATGAGCTTGCATATCCAAAACTCAAGACAGGCTCTGCCAGCTTCCGCAAAGTGCAAATTGTTTTTGTAGCTGAAGTCCATGCCAAACAGGTCTACCTGACCGACCTTGTTGTAGGCTGCAAAAGCCAGTGAGTAGGCAACAGTGGTATTTAAATAGGCGCAGCGTTGGTCTTTGATGACCTCTTCTATAGGAAACACAGTCAGCGCAGGTACGCGCTCGTCTAGCTCGCAAGTATAGATCGGCTTGTCAAATGTAGGCAGAAGCTTACGCATAACGCCGGTCTGGTTACCCGCATCATCTGTATCCAAAAACCTACTGGCTGGGTCGAGCATAAACACTCGGTCACACTCAAAAACCGATAAGGCCGAGTTGATAACCCAGACCTCATCCCACTCTTCGCTGTTTTCTTTACCGATTACATAGTCGATCTGAGAGGCTCCCAGACCGATGATTGCTATTCTTTTGCCTTCAAGCTCTTTGATTGGTTCCAATTAGGTCACCCCTGTACGCAATAAGTCATATCTGAATTCATCGCGGGTGTTTCGGCCTTCACTCAGATTCTTCATCCGAGAGACAGCTTCTTTGAACCGCGCTTCAAAATTGGCAATTACGTCAGGGGTTTCTTTAAGGAAAATCGCACCCTCAATCAACGTGCCGTAAAGCAGCGCGTCAGGGTGATCAGTTGAAAGCACAGTGGTTCCACTGTCTGAGCCTACCGTCAGGGACGCAGGCTTGTGCAGATAGTGAAGCTCAACCGTGTAGTTTGAGTTGGGTACAGGCGACATCTCAAAGGCCGACTCATCAAACAAAGAGTAATACTTTGGCTGACCAGTGACCGTAGATGTAGGGCTGTACTCTTTCAAAAAAGACGGGTGCTTGAAATCAAGATAAATGTACTTGTTGTTACCATCAATTATGGCAAGCGAAAACGGTGCAAAAAAATCACTTGGCGTTGCCAGAAACCGATTGCCTGATGAGGCCGTGCCTTGCACGTTCTTACGCTGCTCAGGAAGCTGCACCATCTTGAAGATACGGCTTTCCGACTCTTGAATGAACGTGTTGAGCTGGCTCGTAAACGTGGTTTCTGAAACTTGCAAATAATCTTGAACCGCTGTTTTCAGCGTTGCCAATGTAAAACTCATGACGTGGTTACCTCCACAGTGCCAACACTACACGTTAGTCCAAAAGTTTGCAAAGTTGTGCCTAAAATACCATTGCCAACATTGGTGTAAACGGTAAAAAAATTGTTGTCGTTGCCATCCGCAGCTTGATCTGGCCTAGACACCTGCAAAGCCTGTGGATCTGCGGGTACAGGCTTGGGCATGAGCTGAGGATGCTTGGGCGACCACTGATCTGGGCCGACCAAAAAGCCGTCCCACGTCATCTTCATGTCTTTCAGGCGATAACGAAACCCTGTGATATCACAGATCCCGTATGCCCGATGGTTGGATGCAAAAGCCATTACGCTGAGTTGTAATTTCTAAGGTCTGGGGCTATGCGGAAAGACGCCCTGTCTTCATCTTGACTGAGTGCGCGTTGAAACTCTTCTTCGTACAAGCCCTTGAGCATAGCAACCTTTTCAGGCGCTCTTTTCAAAGCCAAATAGTACGCAAGCCCAGCAGCCAAACACGGGTAAAACCGAAATGGTATCTGCATGGTGTTTGCTCCAGCGTCGGCGTCATCCATGCGGCTTAGCACGTTGAGGTAAAGGCTGTATTTCGAGCTTTGATCTGGTGTAGGCCAAACCGTCACGGTAGGGCTAATCTGCTTGTCTACAAAGTATTGGTTGGGCTTTCCAGTGGTGGCTTTTGTAGACAGATTTGCGTACTCGCTGCGAGACATGCGGTTTAACGGCACATCAGTGCTCACACCGCCAATAGTTTCTCTGATAAACACGTCGAGAACGTCAATGGTTGCTGTGGGATTTGTAGTGTCTATGGTGTACGAGGTTGTGTCTTTGACCATCGCAAGAACCTTTTGGTTCACAGTCCACTGGTTCAAACCACGGTTTGCCCACTCTGCAAGCATAAGATTCAGCGAGCGGTTGGCTGTCTTCAGGTCATAGCCCGTGCGAAGCTCCAAGCCACAACGCTCAAAAGCTTCTTCGACGTAGTCAGCTACATCTAACTCAAAATCTTTACTTCCGCTTGTCGCCATTTTTGCCGCCTGCGTAGAGGTTGTCGAATACCTGATTCACGTCCAGCGTGTAGTCTAAATCACTTTTCGATTAGTGGATATGCTGACTGGGCTTAAAGTCTGGAGCGCCTTCGCCTGTTTCAAACCATGCGGGGTGAGTGACTCGCACGCGATTGTTGGGTAAGGCGATGATGTTGCCAGTCCACGGCCCTGCGTCGAGAAGCTCCATCACATGGCTTTGCTTGTGCTGCGCGGGATCGTCCGCTATCTCATTCTCCGCGTAGTCCACGGTAAAGAGATATCGAGCAGGATAAAACTCTCCGTCAATCTTCGCCATCCACGGGCAAGGGGTGCAACGATCCAACACATAAACAGCATGATTAAGAGAAGAGCAATCCCAAGGCTGTGCAGCCCAGACTGGCATCGGCTCAGGCCATTCTTCAAATGGGGTGTCGCCCACGAGAGCAGTGATCGGCATTCTTGCCCACATCGCTCCACCATGCACGTTAAGTTCATCAGTGTCATAGGTTTCTGCCCCAGTAAAAATAACCTGAAAGCTCAGGCACCTTGTCGGCATCGTAGTTACAGCAATAACCATAGCGTGTAGAAACTCGCCATGATACTTCTCGTGATTTGCTGTGTACTCCCGCCTAACCCACGCCTTGAAGTGTGGGATATTGCTCTGCAAATACGACACTATCTACGACCAAATAAACCACTCTTTTTGTTTGAAGGCTTTCTCATGCCGCCCTTCGCTGCGCCTTTGGGGGCAATTTTCCCGCCTTTAGCCATGCCTTTGGGCGCAACCTTGCCGCCTTTCTTGGCTGTACCGCCATTCTTCATACCGCCGGGCATCATCATCTTCTTCTTGCCGCCCATTGCGCCACCCTTCGTACCCATCTTGCTCTTCATTCTCACGATTTCGCCTCCATCTCTGGCAAATGTTTTGACGTTAGTCGGTTTGCCGCCTACGCCCTGCTTCTTGGATCGCTTACGACTAACTGCCGATGCGATTTCTTTTTTTGACATACCGCTTGCGGTTGATGCTGGTACGCACTTAGGGTAACCGCGCTTAGAATCCTTTGCGCTTTTACGTCCGCACTTCTCAAAGCCGCCGCCTTCCTTGGGGGCTGAAATATCAACCCAGTTTCCCTTTGGCCCTTTGCCAAACCACTGCTTGAGTCCCTTCTTTGGCTTAGCCACGAGGCACTCTAGTTTTCTTCTGCTTGCTAGGCATGATAGCGCCACAGCCTCGGCCCTGAACCATAACGGTTCCGCCCATGTTCATTTTTTTAGCCATACTCTTGGCAATTGCGGTGCCGCGCTTACGCTCATATCGGCTCAACTTGCCATCGTTGTCGAGATCGCTTTTCTTTGGGTCAAGCGTCACTTCGCCGCCAGTAGCGCCTTTGTATTTGCCGCCCATGCGCTTGTACTCCTGAACTAAATAGCCAGAGCTATAAGCTGAAGGCGTAACATCAAACTTTCGTTTCATTTTAGCTTTAGCTTTCCTGTACAGAGACGGGTTCGCTACATTCTTTGGTACTTCGCTGGTCATCGCATGAATCTCATATTTTCTGGTCGAAATGCGGCTGGGTTAAATATAGTCGGCTGCTTTGGCGACGCACCGCCTTGAATCGCTGGTGGGGGTGCCACAGCAACCGAAGGGGGTGTTGTTGCTGCAACCTGTGGCGGCGGTGCTACAGCAACCTGTGGGGCTGCTGCTGGAGCCGCTGGGCGCGTACCGCCTCGACCTTGGTAATTATCCGCATAATCTATCTGATCTTGGACGCTGCCTGCTGGTATGTAACCCATTGCGTCTGCTTGCCCGTCAGATAAGTTCATAGCAGCGTAAGGATTGAACCCTGCGGCTTCGGATGACGATGGGCCGAAACTCGAATATATATCTCCCTCTGGCTCAACGACGATACCTTGCTGGCCCTCTGCGGAGCCAACGGTCACTGGCGCAGTTGTGGTTCCAGTTGTAGCGCCAGCACCTTGCTGACCCACCTGACCCATCACCTCTTCGGTGATCTGCTTACGCAGCGCATCAACATCTATTTCTGCTGGGATTTGCCCTTGCAAAGATGTTATCTGCTCTTGAAGGGGGTTGAGTGCAGATGAAATGTCAGTGCCGCGCTGTTCAGCAATTGATTGAGAAAGGCTTGAAAGGTCTTCTTGGCTCAAAGCGCCAGTCTGCAATGCGTCTATCATTGAAGCTAGGTCTGCTCTTTCGCTTGTAGCGGAGTCAACCGCCGACTGAAACTGAGCCGTTTGGTCGCTTAACCCAGACAATTGAGTCTGAATTGACTCAATCGGCAAAGAGCCAAGGTTTTCTGCCACACCACCAATTTGTTGCTCTAAAGCCGATACAAGGTCTGCTGTTTCGCTTCTTATTGCCTCAGACTGTGCTGCGTTGCCCGAATCCACGTCGGTATACAGGGTTTCGAGCTGTTGGTTTAAGGAGGTAATTTCACTCTGAGTTGCATCAGCAGAACTCTTTTGAGCCTCATTAAGCTGGGCATAGTTGCCTTCAATGACGCTGTTGATGTCTGTCAGGTCGCCCGACAAAGATCCAATTCTTGTTTTTAGGTCACCTATTAAAGAGCCTTGGCGATCACTCAGGTCACCAATAGCAGCGGTTTGAGCTTCTCTGACCAGCTTATCGCCTTCTTCAATTTGACGGGCTAATTCAGCTCTTTCATCTAAACCAGCCTGTCGCAGACCTAAAGTTTCTGCGTCAACGCCTCGGCGCAGCTCGTCAATGCGGCCTTCTAAAGCCGTAGTTAAATCAGATCGCTGAGACAACGCAGCGTCTTCAGATGACGCCAGCTCTTCTCTCAAAGCGTCTCTAAGCGCATCAATCTCGGTTTGCCTAGCCAAGCCAGCCGCTTCGTTTGCAGCGGTTTGCTCAGCCATGATGTCTTCATATTGCTTTGCAAGAAGATCCTCTGTGGACGGCTGTGTAGCGTCCAAGGTTCTCATTGTTGGCCCAACTGGGTCAGCCCTTGTGCCACGGTCATAGACTGGGCGCTGCATCAAATAGCTGCTCAGATCAGCATAGGGAGACGCCGCACTGCCGTACTCGTCTTGCGCCCTGCTTAAATCACTTTCTGCCATTTACATCACCAGTTTTTACAAGAATGGTAGGCGGCTGAAAAAACGTCTTTTTTCTTTTGAACCGCATCGCAGTTATGTCGAGCACGAAACGATTTGCGCCTGTCTGGTTGATCCTTTTTGATCGTCATATTTGGATCACCGTAGCGCACAATCTTCACTTGATCGCCTTTTTTAGCAAGAACCGCGAACTTCTTGTTCTTGCCGGGCGTTCTTTTTTGTTGGTTGTAGCCGGGGAAAGACTCACCTCGGTAGATGAGCCTGCCCGACTTGGTTCTTGTCACATCGCTCGTGTCAGCCATTATGCGTAAGACTTAATCAATTCCAAAACAACCATGTAAGTGTCTCCGCTAGTATGACCAACGGTGGTAAAATCAAGATCGCCCGTAATGCCAGCTCCTGCATTATTGGGTATGCCACTAAAGTTGCTGTAGTCGTGGTATCCGTTTGAGTCTTCACTCACGCCGATAGCCAATACATTAGCTGTTGCATCGAACTCAATCTTTACCGACATCCCAGTACACTGCCACCAAATCTTATTGATCGTCACGCGGTTGCATGACAATCCAGCCGAGTTAGCGGCTAGTGCCGAGACATCTACCTTTTTGACTGCGGACTCACCTGTGCCATCGCTGGCGTTGGTGAACTTCAACACTGCTTTACGCTCGCCATCATGGATGGTTTGGCTTGTTACTGCATCAGCCATGATTTTCTCCTATCTAGGAAGCTACGTCGAAGCCAGTGATTTCGATAAGGAAACGTCCAGCAGTATAAGTCGCGTCACCCGTGCCTTGGCTCACCAGATACAAGAATTGGTCAGCAGCGATGTCGCCGCCAGCAACCATTGTTCCAGCAGAAGCTGCGCCAGCATTGATGATTTGCGTTTCGGTCAGGTCACCAATTGCAGTGTCGTTGACACCAGTTCCTTCGGTTGCTGAGAACAGATCGATGTCAGTGCTTCCGCCTGCGGGTGTTTCGACGCAGGTCATGGTCACGCCAAACACGCTGCCTTGGTTAGCTGCGGTCACCTTGCCGATAAATGCAACGCCAGAGCCGTCCTTACCAACAATGTCGCCAGCGGTGCCACCGTCTTTCAAGCCAGTCAGATCGATCATAATCGTGGTTTTCACGATGTTGACGTTAGTCGCTACATCGCTTTTAAGGCGGTTAACCTGAGTAATGTAAACAGCAGCGGTTCCCTCGATACCAGCTCCGCCAGTAGCTTCAGTTGCCATTTTGATGCCGCTATTAACGGTAATAGTGCCGTTAGCTGCTTTAGAAATTTGTTGAAACCCGTTCTCTGATCGGACTGGGCCGTTGAAAGTTGTTGTAGCCATGTTGATCTCCTGTCGTGGCAAATGTCAGTCGCGGGATTGCGGCTGTCAGGATCTTACTTTTATACCACACAGATTGCGTACCGACAATTCATGACTACAGACGTAAACAATACGCCTATAGGTGCGTTCTAAAACGACGGGTATCTAAAACACTCCTATAGGTGCGTTCTAAAACTACAGGTGTACAGAACACACCAATAGGTGTATTGCACAACCACTGGTGCATGGAACACACCAATAGGTGTATTGCACAACCACTGGTGCATGGAACACACCAATAGGTGTGTTCTGAAACAACAGGTATACAAAATACACCTATAGGTACGTTCTTAAACCACGGGTGTGCAAAACACCGTTGTGGGTGTATATAAAAACCATCGGTTTCCACAACACAGCTATGGGTGTGTTTGAAAACCACAGGTACACAAAATACACCAATAGGTGAGTTTAAAAGCCATAGGTACGCAAAACACACCAATAGGTGTATTCAAAAACGACTGGTGCGTACAACACACTTATAGGTACGTTCTGAAACTGCTGGCACACAAAACACACCAATAGGTGTGTTCTGAAACAACAAGCACACAAAATACACCTATAGGTGTGTTGCAAGACCACTGGCACACAGAACACACCAATAGGTACGTTTGAAAACCACAGGTACACAAAATACACCAATAGGTACGTTTGAAAACCACAGGTACACAAAATACACCAATAGGTACGTTTTAAAACCACCAGCACACAGAACACACCAATGGGTACGTTCTTAAACCACTGGTTGTTACAACACGCCAATAGGTGTGTTCTGAAACCACTGCTTGTTACAACACGCTTGTAGGTGCGTTTTAAAACCACGAGTGTGCGGAACACACCTATAGGTACGTTCTAAAACAACAGGCGCACAAAATACACCTATTGGTGCATTGCAAAACCACTGGTGTGTATAACACGCCAATAGGTGTGTTCTAAAACTACGAGCATCTAAAACACACCAATGGGTGTATTCCAAAACGACAGGCTGTTACAACACACCAATAGGTGTGTTGTAAAACGACAGGTGTGCAAAACACTCCTATAGGTGTGTTCTGAAACGACGGGTGTACAAAATACTGCTATAGGAGCTTAAAACTCAGGCACAAAAAAAGGGGGCATAAAGCCCCCTTTCTTTTGCTTGGTATCTACGCGCCTTGTGAGCCGTAGATGCCGCGCCAGTCACTAAAGCCGAAGCTGTAACGCTCACGGGCCTTGTAACGGATGTTGCCAGTCGTGAAGTCAGGCTCCATCGTGGTTTCCATGCCAGTACGCTGGAACATCTTCAAGCCTTCGCCAGCGTCAGTAACGCTAGTTAGCAAGAAGAACGCATCAGGGTCAGTCAGGTAATGGTTTACCGTGTAACCACCGGGCAATACACCAGTGTTGCGTACAGCGTTGATGTCGTTGTCAGCAGTACCAGAACGCAAGGTTGAGTTCAGGATACGGTCAGCAACAAACACTAACTGAGGCGGTACAACAAGCTTGGACGCTTGAACAGAGATCGTTAGACCCTTGTCATCGGTGAATGTGCTGATATCAATCAACGCATCTTCCAAGCTCGTTTCGTTCAGGTCAGCCATTGAAGCCGCACGGTTTGCAGCAGTGCCGCCACCCGCCAGAGGGTGTGCCGTGTTGATCAGCGTCACTCCATCTCCACCTGTGAAGTTGGTGTCAAACGCATTATTCAATACGTCAGCGCCTTTGACTTCCTTGGTGTTAGCCATAGATCGGGCCAAAGCCTTCACATATCGCTTGCCTAGACTGTCGTAAAGTTGGTCTTCAACCGCTTCATCGGTGAGCGCGAAAGCCAACGCAACAGTGTCGTGCGTGTAGCGAGCTGTATAAGACTCAGAAGCATTGTCGAAAACAACGCCTTGGCCTTCCGTTTTGGTCGGCGCTCCACCGAAACCAGTGATCAAAACCTCTTCTTCAAAGGCTCGCTGTGAGTCTTCGATAGCAAAGATTTCTTCGTACTCGCGGTCATATGAGTCATAGCTCATGCCGAAAAGCGAGTTCAGACCCGGCTCTAGCTCTTTGGCTAGTTGTGCTCTTGAGATAGCCATTTTCTAGCCTCCTTATGCTAAGCCAGCGCCTTTGACGCCGAATACCGAGTTTTGAATAACTACAAGCACGTTAGTGTTCGCAGCCCCTGTGTCCGAGTTATTCGGATCTTCTGAGATATCAATCGCCTTGATAGGCAAGGTTGTTGCTGTCGCACCAGTGGTTACGTCCAGCTCAGCACCTGAGATACCAGTCGATGTGCTACCCGCGCTGGTATAGACAATATCGAAGTTGCCGAACAGATCGGTAACTGGGAAGGTGTCATCAGCCTGCACCTCGTAAACAACATCTGGATCATCAATGATGAAAGCGATGATGTCTGAAGCATTCGTGCTTGCAGGGTAGTAGTTGCTAAATACTTGATCGCCAGAAGTCGGATCAGTGTATTGAACACCATTAAAAACACCAACTACAGGCACAGTGCCTCCGTCAGCGTGTACTTCCACCGTACCGCCAGTGACCTGAGCAACCATGTCGCCTTGAAATATGGAGGTTCCATAGTTCGCAGCAATACGATATCGACTCTGACCGCCAGTGTAAGGTGCGCCGCCAATCATTCTGACTGGCTTCATTCCAAATGCAGCGTCTTTATTCGCCATTTGTAATTACCTCTATCTACGTCCAAATGTTACGTTGGTATCGCGCTGAGGATCGTATTTAACATAACGGCTATCGCCACGGGTTTCGTTAAACATATTATTGTCCAACGCATCAGTGGCTTCTTGGCTCTTAGCCTTATAGTAGGCTCTTCGCTCTTCTACCGTTTCGTTAGGGATCTTCGCTAATAACAACCCTTCGTTGTAAACCACGCCCTCATGCCGCCCGTTGTCCATTGTTGGTAAAGAACGCCACTCTGGAGGTAAATCGGTGCCTCTTACAAGCTCCCAACCCTCTCGAATGCGACGCGAGACATTAGCTCGGTCTTCTTGTCCTAACATAGACTCCCTGATCCATCGGTAGGTGTAACCTTCGGGTGGAGGAGGGGTTTCTAGGCTGCGTACTGGACGCCACGGTTTCCTGCGAGTCTGATTATCGTGTGACTGCGAATCACGGGAAGAACGTGCGCTTGCTTTTGCTTCTGCCATTTTAACTTGCCTCTCTTGATGCAATTTTCTGCTTCTCTTTCGCTACCCGCTGCAACCATGCCTCTTCAGTCATGTTATGCGGCTTCAAGTTCCTGAGTCGCTCTAGTTCTGACTTAGAAAAGCTTACGCCATTCTTATTGCCTCGTGTTTGTGACCGACCCCCTTGAGGGGCTGAAGCAACTCTTTGCACGGCGGGTTGCTTTTCACTTCTAACGGTCTTCGACCCACTATCAGCGGATCTCGTATGAGGATAAACCGTACCGACACGGCTGTCCAATTCTTGATAATACTCGTCTGAGCCTACGTCAAAGCCTTCATTGGCTAGGTTGTAGTGAACGTAATAGGCGTACTGCGTAGCCTTCAGGTTGTCTTCGTTTTCGCTGTCGCCATACCACTCGTTTCGAGAATGCCACTCTAAGGCGTCTTCGGTGGGCTGAACCTCTTGCTCGGCTTGCTGAGACTCTTGCTGCTGCACGACGCGCTCGTTGCCCTGAGAGACATACTGCTCTTGCTGGGCGGCTTGCTGTTGCTGCCTGTTCTTGGCAACTCGAAGCTTTTCTTTCTGAATAGAAATGTCGTTCTGAAGTTTGTTAGCCTTGGTGATCAGGTCGGCATCGCCAGACTCAACGGCCTTGCGATAAACGTCATCAATCTGGGCCTCTTTAGACACCAAAGCCTCTTCTTCTTTGGCTAAAACCGCGTTTGATTGCTGGGCGCTATACTGCCGATACTGCTGAAGCTCGGCCTCTTTTTGCAGCGCAATCTGCTCTAATTGCTGCGCCCTTTGCTCCGCCTCTCGATTCTTTTGGTTTAGCTTGTTGATGCGCTTGGAAACTGACTTGGTGTAGTTCTCAAGCTCGTCACCAGAATCCTCCGACTCTACAACGTCTTCTGTGACCTCAATCTCAACCTGCTCTTCTTCAAAGACTTCTTGCTCTGCGTTTTGATTCTCAATCATGTGAAACTCACTATGTCATCAGGGTTAAGGATGGTGCCAATAACTTCATCGTCATTGATCATTCTGACCTCTCCACCGTCTTCCAGCTTGAAACGAGCGCCTGAATAACGGCCAATCAGAACCCACTGTCTTTCTTTGCACCAAGGTGTGTCGCCAAACTTTTCGGTGTCGGCATAACAAAGCGGCCCCATCTTGACAACGTAAGCCACAACCGTGGCAAGCGCATCTCGGTCTATGGTTTCTTTTAAGAGATGGATGCCGCCATCTGTCTGAGCCTTACCTTTGTAGGGTAAAACTAGCATCCTCCAGCCCGATGGGTCTGGCATCCGCTCCAGCGCGGATTTATCAAGCAGGGTTGGGTCGAGAACACGCTCTTCGTTTGTAACGTAAGCGGCTTCAGTCGTAGGCGTAGTCAATTTAGATTTCCTTATAGAACTCTTTGATGGTTTCCTCGACCAAGTTTATAACAGTTAACTCGCCCTGCAAACTTTTATAATGTTCTATATCTTTTAACATACCTTCCATCATGACCTCGCGTATAAGCTCTCTCCGCTCAGCCATGACTCTTTTCAGGCGCGATCCAAGGTCAATATCATCCACTAAACTTTCTCGTGAAAATCAAACCCACGAGTTGCCGCGCCAGCTCCACGGGCCTTGATGACTTTGATCTTGCCGCCCATAGTGCGGCGAATCAGCTCTGGCGATGTAGGGCCAGATTTGATGTTTTCCTTTGGAGAATCAACCTTCTCAACTCGGCTCATATCTTTGATTTTCATTTCTTAGTCCCTTTTGGAGTAGTTTTCTTTGCAGGCGCTTTCTTTGGCTTGGGTGTTTTTTTAGCCGTAACTTTCTTTGGCTTCGCTGGAGCCTCTTCTACTTTTGGAGCTGGAGTGCTTTCAACGACTGGCGCTGGCGCTTCTACTGGCGCAGGGGCTTCTATTGGCGCAGGAGCGTCAGTACCGTTTATTCGAGCCAGCTTAGTAGCAATTCTGTGATCACTCAGGCGCTTTTTTTCTTCTTTCTCAGCCGCTTGCTTTGCTGCTAAGGCTTGCTCAACCTCGCGCATCAATTGTTTTTGCTTGCGTAACCCGTATACGCGATCACGCACATAGCTAGTAGATGAAGTAACTGTTGCCATTATCGGCCTCCCATATTTTTGTTTTGCATGTCGAGCAGCTTTAGCTCCGCCTGTTGATCAAGGCGGCGGATAGCCACATCGAGCTTATCGTCAGCTACGTCTTTCTGGACGCCTAGCCGTTGTTTCGCAATCTCATTTTCCAATAGTTTTTCTTGAAGCCGCTGTTGCTGCTTCGACTCAAACTGCTGATTATCAGCATCAATTTCTTTCTCTTTAAGCGCCAGCTCTTGCTCACGAATCTGCACGAGCGGATCAGTCTCATCACCCTGACCGATTGACTCAAGCAGCTCTTGGGTAAGCTGAGCCAAGACTGGAGAAGAAAACTTTTCGATAGCCATCTGCATTTGACTGCTCATCTGCTGCAACTGATCAGGCGGAACCTGACCCGATTGCTGAGCCTGTTGCACCTCCTGCATCTGCTGCTGCACCTCTGGCGGTAACTGGTTTTGAACCATCTGCCCAGCCATGAACTGTAGGTGCTGCATCATATGCCCAATAATCATGCCCTGTAGCTGAGGATTCTGCTTTACCACATCGGTCAGGAACAACGACCTGTGAGCGTCGATGTGCGCCTGATGGTTTTGCTGTTCAAACGCCTGAGCAGGCTGGCCCATCAAAAAGCCTGAGTTCTCGATGCCAGCATCAATTGGCATAGGCGGCTGTGGAGGCGGTGGAGGCGTCAACAAGCTGTCAATGTCGTTTACACCCAATGCCGCGTACATACGCCTGTAAGCCTCGTATATGCCGTTTGGCCCGTGTATCTGAGGGTTAGACTGCACCATCTGCAACAGCTCTTGAGCCATAGTAATGCGCTGGCTTTGGCTAAATATGTTGGGATCAGATACAGGTATTACGTCCACTCGACCATCAAAGTCCTGACCCATAATCTCTTGTGGGCCATTCTTTGACATATACGGGTAGCTTTGGGGCAGATACTCAGAAAAGACCTTTGCCAGAAGTTGAAACTCTAACCTTTGGCTGTAATGCAATCGCTTGTGGATTGCGCTCATAACCTTGGTGCCACGTTCCAACAAAGCCACCGTAGTGCCTACAGGCATGGCTTGATTGACATCACCTACGTTTGTGTCAGCGATGGAGGCAAACCGCTTACCAGACTCTACAAGCAGCCCTAGTAGCTGCATGAGCACGTTAGAAGGCTCTTTGATCGGCAGCGGTATCAGGTTCTCGCGCAATGACGCACCAGTGGTATCGATGTCGCGGAACTCGCCCGGCTGTAATGGGCTGTCCTCGTCACGAATACGCATACCGCGAGCCTTGAAACCTGCTGGCAGGTTAGCCAAGGTGCCTGCGTCAATAAGCTGGCGCAGGATAGACGTGGCTGACTTTGAGATGCCGCCAATCATGTGGCTTAGGCC